CTGTCTTACTCTGTACAAAAATTAGAGATACAGTATCTACGATACTGGTCATACTACGTATGACTACCAGATGTAAATCTGTATGTTCTACATATAGTACGTAAGGTCTAAAATATATGCTGGTAATTCAGAAGAAACCCAGTCTGTATGGGCGTTAGCGGGCATTAGGCTATAATTTTTAACTTAACTTGTTCTTGTGTCCTTGGGTACTGCCTTTGTCTTTCTAGTGTACTGTCTTGCCAGTCAGCAGCTTTTGATGTCCCGGTCACCCCTTTACCTGTAACAAAATACTACAGTTAAGTGTTTGTAATTAATGTGACTATAGCATATAATTCTCACTATACAAACATCTAAGGAAAGATAGTTAAATAATGGTCGATACTGCTAAAAATGTTATCTGTATAGCAGAGGGTTGCAGAAAAAAATTAAAGGGTAAACAACGTAAATTCTGCTCAGGTACATGCCAGAAACGACAGTTTGCTAGAGATAAGTATTATAACAAGCAAGATGACGTAAAACCTATTAATATAGAACGTAAGTCTGACGAAGGCGACTACGCTTCTGTTAGACGAGGGCAGTATTACCGAGCTTTTGTAAGTGAAGGTATAGCTGAACAAGTTGCAACTGGCGATATGGCAGTAGCACAAGCGGCTTCCCTCCTTGGTTGCACCTCTGCTACTGTCAGTCGCATGCTTGCTGCATACAAGATTGACACAAAAAACTCTGTAGCAGCAGAAGAATGGGAACTATCTGAAGATGCAAAGTCTGCATTAGAAAATTTTTCTAACTTCCGACAAAGATACTTTGAAACAGAACTAGGACAAAAGTATGACACTGCGCCTTTTCATACAAACTGGATAAATAACATTATAGATTCTATAGAAAACGGTAAGGAGTTATTAATACTGTCACCCCCACGACACGGAAAAACAGAACTGTTAATACACTTTGCTGTATATCAGATATGCAAAAATCCTAACGTACGTATTATGTGGGTAGGTGGTAACGAAGACATAGCTAAGAACGCATTATCTGCTGTACTTGACGTACTAGATACTAATGAAGAGTTACAAGAAGATTTTTGTTTACCAGGAACTAGTTTTAAACCAGACAACAGGTCAGGTAAAAACTGGTCACAAAACCAATTTACTGTAGGTACAAGAACAGTAGCAGGTATTAAGTCACCTACTATGGTTGCTGTAGGTAAGGGCGGAAAGATTCTATCTCGTGACTGTGACATAATAATTGCAGACGACATTGAAGACCACCAAACTACTATGCAACCTGGTGCAAGAGAAAGTACAAGACAATGGTGGACAACAACACTATCAAGTCGTAAAGAGGAACATACAGCTGTAATTGTAATTGGGTCAAGACAACACCCTGATGATTTATATAACCATTTACTTGAATCAGATAACTTTACAAGCATAGTAGAAACTGCACATGCATTAGATTGTGATAAACCTGACCACTTAGAAGATGAACATGTTGATTGTATGTTATGGTCTAACAAACGTAGTTTTAAATGGTTAATGTCTAGGTTACGTTCTGCAGAATCTACAGGTGGTAGGCAGACATTTGAAATGGTTTATTTTAATCAGGCATATGTAGAAGGTACGCAAATATTTACTATGAATATTATTGACCAATGTATGCGACCTGACTTAACACTAGGACAGGTATATAAAAATTTATATTTAGTTGCTGGACTAGACCCTGCATCAAGTGGCTACCAAGCAAGTGTATTGTGGGGTATAGACCAGTACAGAGGTGAACTATATTTAGTTGACTTAGAAAACAAACGTGGTGGTGGTATTAGAGCTGCACTAGACCAAATGGCTGAATGGTTACACGAGTACGATTGTAGACATTGGATAGTAGAAGAAAACGGATTTCAAACAGCAATTCGACAAGACGCTGCTATAAAAGAATTTACATTGCGTACTGGTATAACTGTACAGGGACACCTTACAGGTAAGAACAAGCATGACCCACTATATGGTGTAGGTGCTATGGCTGACTTGTTTGAAGATAGAAGAATACATTTACCTACTGGTGATGGTATGTCAAATTCAAAAGTACAGCAATATAGGCAACAACTGTTATACTTTGATGGAAAGCCTGTTTCTAAGAGAAACAAGGAAAAAACTGATATAGTTATGGCTAGCTGGTTTCCTATGAAAGTTTTTAGGCGTATGCAAAAAGAGCATGCTGCTGATATAGGGCTAGACTACAACCCTAGTTATGGAGATTACAAGATGACGGAGATGAACGAAGCACCATGGGCATAGAAAACTTAGATGTAAAAACATACAAAGAGATTGTTCAGAATGCTGCAGAACTTACATCAGGTAAGTTAGTTCAAGAAAGACAAGTACAGAAAGCTAGAATAAAAGCTATTCTTAATGGTGGTGCAGATGGCATCAAAGCATTACTAGGTAACACTATGGAAACCTCTGATGCTGATTTATTACCTGCACCTAACATGTTGCAATCAGGTATAGACCGACTTGCACAAAAAGTTTCTGGAATACCACAGGTTAGAGTGGATGTTCCAAATGATAATGATTCTGCTAGAAGTAAACAAAGAGCAGAAAAACTAGAACGTATAGTAACTAACTATGACGATAAACAAAATTTGCTTAGCCAGTTGCAACAGGCAGCAAGGTGGCTACCAGGTTACGGTTACTGCGCATGGGTGATAACGACAAAACGTGATACAAATGGTTTCTTCTACCCTTCTGCAGAACTACGTGACCCTTATGACACATTCCCAGGTAACTTTGGTCCTGACCAACAACCTAGAGAAATGGCTGTTGTAAGGAGAATACCTAGGTACAAACTTGCACAAATATATCCTGAGTATAAAAATGTAATTCTTAAACCAAACGAA